ACCGTACACCACATCAACCATGCCGATAGCCGCTTTTTCTTCGGGGCTAGACAAGTTGCACCAGTTTGCCGGATAAGAAATATTATCCCACTCAAAGGCTGTGCCAGCGGGTACTAGGAGGGCGATCAAGCCGTTGGAAATGATTGCAAACATAACTACCTCGCTAAACTATTTTTGAATGGGTTTTCGGCAAATGCCATGTAGATGTATGTTTGACCACTATCGTTAGTAGATTCGCCTGACCCAACTCTAATTTTAAAACCGTTAGATAATATATCAAAAGAATTGTTTGCCGCTTCAGCGTTTGATAAATTAGGAAATAGCGTTGCGCTAGTTGTGTTGTATGTATCTCTAGCGGTATCGTGCAGTATCCATTGTGAAGCTGCGCTTGAACTTTTTATTAGAACCCAACGTGGTCTAAAACCTGTGTACACAAACGGGCCATCAGTCGAACCATTACCCGTGTAGCTACCAAACGCGCTGAATCCGGCTATGGGTGTCCAGCAGTAGGCAACCATTGCGTTTGTACTTCCGTTTGAACCTGAAGATGAACCAATTGAAAACACAGACGATGTTGGAGCCGTGCTGTTCCAAACGCCTACTCCGCTTGCTTGAGCGTCAGTTGCGTTTAATTTAATGAAAAACGCTGCGCTAGTTAAACCAACGTGGTATATGCACCACGCATCTGCTGATGACGGACGGTTTTTAGCAATAATCCAACTAGGCGCAACACCCAACCCATGCCCAACAGTTGCATTAGCACCCGTACCCGTGTACGTCACCACACTAAACCCAGCAGACGCATTAACGCTCACAGTCGATGTGATTGTGCCGTTGGTGTTGGAGGATGATGTGCCTTGCCCTGCTTGCCATTGCCAAGCAACGTACGTTGCTGCCAAGTTGTTGTAGACGGTGTTTGTGCCAACGGTAAACCCTGCGCTACCAAATGCGGTCAAACCTTGCGTATCAGTTGTTTCAGCACCCGTGGTGTTTGAAATTAAACCTTTAGTCACACCACGCACCGAGTCTGTCAGTTTGTTATCAGTAGCCGCCGAGCGTGATTTGACCCACACAAGGTCAGGCTTAAACGATGCAGCATTGGTGATGGCGTTAGACAGCAGCGTACCCGTGTACAAAGTCGCATCCATCACCGTGTTGCCCTTGACGATGGTGCTTGTCGGCAAGTTGTATGTGTTCAGGGCTACATAGCCTGTGGGGGGTGTGTAGGTGAAGGGGCGTTGACCGAAGTTGATAGCCCACGTTCCATCATTTGTTCCAACAATAGGAAAAAAGTCGAGTGACGTTAAACTTGAATACGCCGTGCCTTGGGAAGTGTTGTTTTTATAAAATACCAATGTTCCTGCCGCAGCATCAAAAGCAACACCGATAACGTCCCCTAAAGTGTAGCTAGACCCATAAGCGACTGAAGAACTATTATTATTTTTATTGCCTGTGTATTGATAAACATACGCAGTTGCACTATTTCCCGCTGCTCCGCTATCGGTTGATTTTGCAATACCAAGTGAAGAAGAATACGGAGAAGTGCCACCAGTAATAACAGCTTCCCAATACCATTTGCCCGATGGCATTGACATTGTTGCTCGGCTAAAAGCATTGTTTGCGTTGTAAGCACAAGACAAATTGCCATTGGTAATAGTTACTAAATTTCCTCGATCCAACGGATTCAACACAGCAAAGTTAGCCGCCGTAGCACTTGTCAACGTAGGCACATCCGTCATGCTGTCATACGTTACACCAGCCGTGATACTGATGTTATTCGTAGTCCAGTAATTGCCATTGCCTGAGAAGTCTTTGCCCAAGCCTACGTTGCTGCTTGTGGTCAGCGCAGAGTTGTCTGTGAAGGGTAAATAGAAACCGTTTGTACCGTATGTGCCTGTGTATGCTGCGGGTTGCCATACGCCTGTGAGAGCGTTGGTTGAGCCGAAGGATGATGGGGTTAGGGCTTGACCGTCAATGAAGTTGACTTCGGTTAGGTAGCCGTCGAAATACCCTTGAGCAGGGTAAGCTGGGTCAGAAGAAATCCAAGTTGCTATTGTTTGGTTAACAATAGTTTGTTCGTTTTGTGGTGGATAAGTAGCGGTTCCAAAAGCTGTTACTTGCGTTCCGTTTACATAAATCCGTACCCTACTTGCCGCAGTAGCGTTAGTGCTGTCAATAGTTACAACAATATGATACCAAGCAGATGGGTCACGAAAAACTTGTGTTGTTGTAAGAGTAGCCTTATTTGTACCACTAACCCACCAATCCAACACAAGTCTGTTAGAACTATCAAAATATATACCGGTGTAGTTTCCACCAGCATTTCTTGTCATTAATAAATTACTATCTATACTTAACGCACCTCTTTTTACCCATAAAGAATATGTCCAAGTGGTTAAACTTCCTTGAACAGATGGAGTCCGATTCAAATACCCACTAGCACTCGTCCTAAACCGCAGCGAGCGTGTGAGGTTGTAGCCTGTGGATGCAGAGTTACCAGCGAATACAGGAAACATTAAGCCACCGCCTGTGAGATACCTTGTTGATAAAGGTTTGTGCCATCAGAGCGAAAAGTGAAGTAGTCTTTTGCCGAAGCTGCTGTGGACAATGTAGGTGCTGTGCCCGCCGCCCACTTGAACACCGAGTTCCAAGTGATTGTGTTTGACCCACCGTTTTGGATGACAGCAAGTGCGTAGAACGCACCGTCTCTCAAGTTAGTCGGTGCGCCAAAGGTGCGGTTGGTCGATACGAAAGTAAAGGTGGCAACCTGGTTGACCGTATCCCACGCAATCGTAGCTGCATCAGTTAAAGCGGTGTTAGCTGCCCAACCGACGGTCACTTTAACTTCTGCGGGGGTTGTTGTACCGATAGGTGGCGGTGACACCAAACTTAACGTGCCACCAAGGGTCAAGCTGCCCGACGATGTCACCGTACCGGTCAAGGTCAAGCCGTTGACTGTGCCTGTACCGGCGACAGAGGTCACCGTACCTGTAGCCGCTGTTGTCCATGTGGGTACGAAACCCGCACCGGCTGACGTTAACACTTGGCCGGAAGTACCCGCCAAGGTCGCTAAAGTTAAGCCTGATGCAATGTCTAATGTTGTGACTTTGGCTGACCCTGCGGTCGTAGCGCCAAGGCTTGTACCGTTAATTGAACCGCCGGTAATGGCAACGCTACTAGCTGCTTGCGTAGACATTGTGCCAAGACCAGTAATGTCGGTATTGGGGATTGTGGCTGATGCCGTCATAACCCCTGTACCGCTGCCCTTAACGTAACCCGTGAGCGTTGCCGCACCCGTGCCGCCATTGGCTACAGCAAGTGTGCCACCCAAAGTCAGCGTACCGCTTGAAGTAATTGGCCCACCGGTCAAGGTCAGACCAGTTGTGCCGCCCGAGCCATCAACGCTTGTGACTGTACCAGTACCCGACACAGACACCCAAGCGGGAAGCCCAGCAGTAAGTGTTAAAACTTGCCCGTTTGTGCCGCTAGGCAATAGCGCAGTTGCGCCAGCACCAGTTTGATAGGGTATCGACCCTGACAATCCGCCCGCAATGTTCGTTGCAGTTGTTGCGCTTACAGCATTCGTTGCGTTCGTTGCGTTTGTAACAAAAGTAGCACCGATCACCGATACAACTTGTGCCGCAGTAGCCGCTGTCATAGCAGACGTGCCGTTGCCAAAAACCAAGCCCGAAAGCGTTGTGGCACCTGTACCACCGTATGCTACGGCAATGGTTGAGCCATTCCACGCACCGGCAAGCACCGCACCGGTCAGCGTAATGTTACGAAAGGTCGCATCGTTTGATGCGTCTTTGACCGATAACGTGCCGTTAACAGCAGGTACGGTAAGCGTAAAGTTACCGACTGCATCAGCAGAAGATAAGGTGGTTGTGCCGCCTAATGTATCGGCATTAAAAATTAAGCGGCTCATGGCAACCCTTTATTCGTAAATGACAGTTGCAGCAACCGTACCACCAAGCACCACGTTTAGCCCTTGGTTAAAAAAGGCTCCGTCGTACTGACCAAAAGGGTAGAAGGTAGCCGCAACTGGCGTAAACACACCAACCATTGTGGTGGTGGTGCCTGATTGCACGTCATAAATGGTGATCGTAGGCGTACCGGAAGCAGCGCTTACAAAGATGCCTTTGAGCTTGCCTTGACCAACTTTGATCTGTTTAGACGCTGTGATGTAGGTGTAATTTGCCATGATATGCCTTACGAAAGGAATTTGAGTCGATAAAGCGTGGAAAGATAAAGAGTAATGATTTCGTCAATCAAATTCTGTAAAGCTGAATCTGTTTTGTCGCAAATGTCGTAGCGATATTTTTCAATGTCTTCAAGCTGGTCTTCCAAGAACTCGGTGACATTAGCCGTCTTCTTAGAAGACTGCAAAGTGATTGCACCAATCATGCCGTGGCGCCCTTGATAGGCCTCGGCAAAATTGTCAGCCAAGTCGATGATATTCTCATAGAACTTTTGCAACGCTTTGTGCTTGGAATAGCTGCGTGTGTTTAGATGTACGCTATGCGTGACATCGCGCGCTAAGAAAAACATTCCTACGAAATCTGCAACTTTCATTGTTGTGGTTCCATCATTGGTGGTTGCATTTGATCGGGCGGCATCATGCCTTGGTCAGGCGGCATCATGTCTTGTTCCATAGGTGGCATCTCAAATTGCTGGCGTTGTGGTGCGCCACCGATTAGGTCACCCGTATCCATTGCGGCTGCAACCGTACCCATCACAATGTCTTGAATCTGCTCAAAGGTCATGCCCGCTTGAACGGCTGAGATACGCTTGGTTTCAGCATCAAAGGCTTTGATCTGCGCCTCATAATTCTTGCGCTCAATGTCCTGTGCTTCCATAGACTTAGACACGTTTTGCAGCATGGAGTGCATATTCTCCATCTCTTTAGCCATTGCTTGCATCTGCTGCTCGGCGGCTTGCAAGGCTGGGTCTTTGTCACCGTCATCCATCAACTTAGGATCAATGGTCTTGGCAAAACGTTTAGCCATCTCTTGCGCGCCAGGCCAATCCATGTTCTTGATAAACAGATCGCCCGCAACCGCCCACAGTTGGGGGTTGCCTTGCAGCAATTGACCCATTGACTCCAACGCTTCTTGGCGTTTGGTCATGTAGCTTGGGCCGGTGGTGACCATCACGTCGTACGTTCCGACACCAGGGTTGTAAATCTTATCGATCTCAATACCGTTTTGGTCAACAATTCGTTTGACCGGTTCTTGCTGCATGGGGTCGATCTTAGCTGAGTCAGGCTCGCCGTCCTCGCCCATGATGCGCGCCACGCGCTGCGTGTCGTAAATCTTAGGCACTAAGCCAATGATTTGGCGCGTGATGTGGCGTACCGCTCTCGCTAAGTTGTCAACGTAATGGTATGTGCCGGTGTCAGTCTGACGCTCGCGCGCCATGATAGCCTTGCCTGAACGCTCGTTAGAGGTCGCACCAAGGCTAGAGTCATATTGCCCTGTCGTTGATTTAATATCGTCGCTAGCACCCGCTTTGGCTTGCAGCAAGCCGCTTGACGCCATAGGGGGCTGCGCGCGTTGCGGGAGCGGTAATGGCCCGCCCGCACCGTCAGTCACATCAGGGTTAACTTCAAGGTATGGCCAGTTGGTCGTGTTGGCTGTTTTCCAGTTTTGTTCGTAGCCCTCAAACTGACCACCGTAGCCGATAAACGGTGCTTTGGGCGCCAAAGCCAACATCTCTGCCTCTTGGCTTACCCAGTAGTTGTACATACGCTGTGCATCCTTGGCATTGCGAACAATGCCCGACACATGGATGCGTCCGTCAATCTCAAATTCGTTACCAACCACTCGCACAACCGGAATCCAATCACCTGCCCAATCGTTAGACTCTAGCACTTCAAAACCATTAATCTTGCAATGCTTGACCTTCTTGACATCCACAATACGGCTTTTAATTGGCTTCATGCCTATCTGAACCATTTGCTGGTCTTCAGGTGAGCCTTTCATCGCACTAACATTACCGTAGTACAGGTTTAGCGTAGCTTTTTCATGCTCTACATAGTAATAGTCAGCAATCCGAATGGTGTCTACGCTTAACCACGGTGCGTAAGATTCGTTACCCACGCTTTGCGCCTGCAACGATGACACAGGTTGGGCGTCAGGAAACATACGCTCAAAGTCTTCGAGCATTAAGTCTTCGGTCACAAAACACCATTGGGCGTCCGAGCCGCACGGGTCTTGGATCGTTGGATCCATGTAGACTGAAAAGGAGTTACGAATACGCCCGATCTTGATGTTTTGATCAAACGAATTGGCACTCTCGTACTCGGTTAGCAACCGGATATAGCCTTCCCCATACGCCACTTGGTTCTCACAAGCGGTGTCATATGCGACATCTGCGTCAGACATATACTCAATGTGACGCACCATGCCGTTGAAAATCTCAGCCACTTCAACATCCGCCTTGTCATCCGCAGGGATTACTTTTCCGCTTGGTCGATTTTGGCGTTGGTCGTTGGTGACTTGGCGAACGTGCTGGGGGAGCTTGTTAATGGTAAGGCAGGGGCGCGCGTTAATGGTTTGCCCTTGGACTGAGCCCCGAGTAGCCAACACGTCGGCTGGCCATTGGAACTGGTTGTCAGGGCTTGCTGCGTAGAATCGAAGGTCATCAAGTTCATCCTCACGGCTATCAGAATAGGCGGCGATCGCCATTGTCATGCGATGCAATGCGGTTTCTATGATGTCTTTGTCTTTCATACAAGCCCAATTACGTCCTTGTCTTTCATCAGGATCAAATCTTCGTATTTGCGGTCAATTGTACCGCTGTACATGACATGATCACCTACGCTCACCATAAGCGGGCGTTTTGAATCTTTCTTACCAGGCCCAACTGCCACAACCACGCCTGTGCGGGTGTCTTCCTCGGGCATAATAATCAGCCCGCTTTGCACAAACGGGTCAGGGCGTACCGCAATGTTGTCGTGTAGTGGTCTAAGCATTATGCACAATGAATGATTGCAAAGTTAAGGACAACGGCTTCAGCTAATGAGCCACCGCTAATGTTACGCAGCGTAATGGTAGCCGAGCCCGCCGCCATGCTAGATACCCAGCAGTTGTACGCAGCAGACGTGCCATTGGTGACGTTAAGAATTAATACGTCTTTGGCTGACAACACGCTGTTGGTCAGTGTAAAAGTTACGTTGGTAACGGTAGCTAGTGAGGCTGCGTTCATCGTAATCTGACCGGCTGACGTATTAAGCGTCACACCGGTAGATTTGCTTGTAAGCTGAGTGACCGCACCTTGTGCCGGAGCTCCATAACCAATCTCTGTGTCTGCGTAAACAGTTGTACCTTCGATTGTGCTAGGTGTTGCTAAGCCAATAGGCGAATTGTCAACGGTACCACCAGAGATAATTTGATCGCTATACGCGACACCGATTGCTTGTGTATTAGGCATTTCAAGCTCCCATCCAAGAAGTTTGTAAACTATTAGTTGATTGACTACGGCGCTTTGGTTCTGCGTACTCTCGGTGCGCGACGGGAAATGCAAACGTCACGCATATAGCATCTGCTGCATCAGGCGAGGCTAAGCCCCGCGCTTTCATGTCCTTCTTAGACTCTAAAAAGATCGTACCTTTAGAGTCGGGTTTCATTACAGGTGATATTAAATCAGTTTTAAGTATCCTGTCACTAGGAATTGACGCGGTTTTCAACCAATTTCGCATATCGCCCCACATCTGAGCCCTTAAATTACCATACATAAGCGGGTTTTTTGATTTATTTCCAAAATTCACGCCCCGAATCTTGTAGCGTTGCTCTTTTAGCCGGTCAACGACCCCACCACCAACGCCGCCTTCGTCAATTACTACCAGCGCGGGCTTATATTCTTCGATTGTTTCGATTACATGGCCCACCACCGTCATCGTATCGTCGCCCTTGAAGCGTTTGATGCCGATAATGTCACGCCCTTGGCGTATGGCGATCACGGTCGAGTCAGAACCGAACCGTGCAGGGTCAACGCCCACAATAATAGGGGCGGATAGGTCTTTAAGTCGAGCTCTTCGCATGGCTTCGTCCACAATAGAGGATGAAATAAACTGATCATCACCCGCAGACGGAAAGTCACCGTAGACCTCAACCGCCGCTTGTGATGAATCGGCGCCATATTCGTCGATGATCTGCTGATAGACGGCTTTGTCCGTACCCTCAACCGTTCTTGCGTCCACAATTTTGGTGTTCCAAAAGTCACGCTTGGAGTTGTGGCATTCGTAGAAGTAGCCGGTGTTGCGGCGCGGGTTGGAGAACGCCAACCAAAAGCGGTTAGGCGTGTTCTCAGTAAAGAAGCCCGCAGTCACCGCCCAAATAGCGTCATCAATACCGCTTGCCTCATCAAAGATCACCATCACGCCGTCGTAGTTGTGAACCCCCGCATAAGCGTCAGGGTTCTCGCTTGACCAAAGCCGTCCTTCCACCGACCAATAACGTGTGCCTTTCTTTAGGTCACGCTCAACCAACTCGGTAATCCATTTAGCGGGCATGAGCCGCGTTGCGCTAACTTCAAACCAATGTGAGTTGAGTGACATGGCGAGCCACTTTGTAATCTCTGCCCAGGTAACCGATCGTAACTGTGACTCAGAGTTTGCCGAAATAATGGTGGTAGAGCCAATCCGTGTAGAAAGCATCCATAAGGTGAGCCAACTGACCAACGCTGACTTGCCAATACCGCGACCGGATGATGTCGCCATCCTGAACGTGTCAAAGTCAACCTTGCCGTTGTTTTGCTTAATGTGCGCGGTCAGGTCTTGCAGTACTTCGCGTTGCCAACGGCGTGGGCCGGAGAAGTTTTCTAAGGGCGTACCCTTTTGACCCCAGGGGAACGCATAAAGTACAAACGCTAGTGGGTCATCCTTGATCTTGGGTGACCAAAGCGCCGACATTAGGCGCATCTCTTCGGCGGCGCTGTATTGTGTCGTCTGCATCCGTGGGTTCCATATCTATAGTTAACCGTTGTTCGGCTTGCTCAAGCGCGGTGATGATGCTGATCTGTTGCGTCACATCGACTTGCACTTGCTGCTTGGCGACCCAATCGTGCTTGTGTTTCAGAAACTCTAGCGCCATCTTAGCGTCGCCGCCAACGGCTGCGTCATACACGACTTGCGACATAGTCGCTTCCGCTTCCGCGCGGCCTTGCATGGCGGCAAGTTCGACAACAGGGTCTAGCTGGCAGAGTTTACGAAACTCCTCGGGCATCATGCCAGCCCTTAATGCTAGGGCGTCGTTGGACAGGCCTAACTTCGCGGCTTCGTAGACGCGCAACAAACGCGACTCGGTGGCGCGGACTTCGCGGGGTGTGAAGTGTAGAGATAGCATTTTGCGATTGTAGGTCATGTAGGCAATTTATTATATAAAAAAATTTTGTTGGCATAACCTCCGCTAGCTAGGGCTCCTCGCAGGGCCCTCCCCCCCAACCCCCATGCACTCAAAAATGCTTAATGCCACAAGGCCTGGGCTCACTAAGTCTTAGGTTGTTGGACAACCAACAAGCTCACTAAGTCTTAGTCAAGCTCACTAAGTCTTAGTGCCAAATACTCACTAAATCTTAGCACCTGGTACTCACTAAGTCTTAGGATTATGTGCATACTAAGTTTAACTTGTAGGCAATGTAGGCAATGTAGGCAATGCCCACAAAGTCCAGTGGCCTGCTACGTTGTGCGCGTGCCAACTGCGCCGACA